CGTGCCGTCCTCGACACCGACGTTCATCCACTTTAGCAACGTCTCGATGTCGCTTTTGTCTGCTTCGGTTGCGTCAGGGGCAGAAGCGTCACGGACCATCAGCTCCAGGAACATATGGCCGGACTCGTGCAGGAACGTGCTGAGGTTCTGGGCTTTGAAGATTGAGATCGTGTTGTTCTCCGGGTTGTACGACCCACGCGGCGCAGGGCCGTCAGCTTTTTGGAACAGCGGGAACCCACCGGTGGACTTCAAGATTTCGTTCTTCATGTCCTGCGAGATGTCGAAGCCGAGCACTGCGGTCTCTTTGCCCAGCTGCACGTTGATCGGGCGCACTTCCTGCTTGAACCGCTTTAGCAGCTTGTTGGTCATGGACGGCAGCATCTTGTCGTAGAACTGCACCATGCCTTTGTCACTAATCGTCAGGTCGGTCCCCTCGATCACTGTCTCGCCGTTGCCGTTCGAGGTTAGCCCTCCAGCAGCGCTAATGATCTGTTCTGCGACATTCTTACCGAAGAGAGTATTAAGTTGCTCCGGGTTCAGGAGCGCGCGTCCTTTTCCGTCGAGGGGGGCTCCGACCTGTCGCGCAATAAATTCGCTCGATCCTCCGCTGACAGAGTAGCGCGCGCGGACAGACACCGGGATTAACCCCTCCGCATCAGGCACCCCGACTGTTATGTCTCCTACCTGGAGCTGCAAGGCGCTGCTGTAGCGCGCCGCCTGCATCGCACCAGTGGTCCAGGCCACTTGATCATAACCGGAGAGTGCGGCCCAGAGCATAATGCGCTTCATGGCCAGCTCAGGCCAGGTGTTCTTGAAGGGGGCGTCTGCTACTGCACCTACAGTGTCAAGGGTCGCCTGTCGCTCCGCGATAAGACGATCAAACTGAGTGTTCAAGTCAGGGTTCGCCGCCCACTGTTCGTTCGTCGGAGCGTAGTCAACACCAGGACGGGACCGCAGCTCGTTGACGACCGCGTCCATTTCCGCCTGGATTACGTTGAGGCCCCGCAGTCCCCCGCGGCGGAGGGCAGCGGGAGAGTACCCCTTCTGCCGCCCTTGCTGGTGCCAGTCAGACTGAATCTCCTCAACGAACAGCACATCCTTGCCGCCCTCGCCGCGGCGGCGATCCATCCGCACATGCATCAGCACGTTAGCTTCCTGCTCGAAGTGTTGACTGACGTTACGGTCGGAGACGTTCGGTAAGTGAATAAGCAGCTCAGTGTACCGGCTCTTCGCGCCTGCTTCAGTGTATTCCTCAAACTGCGGCCCGTTGCCGTCTTCTGACGAATAACGGACTACGTCGTTGTCAATCATATACTGGCGCAGTGCGTCTTCAGCACGTTGCGCTAGCACGCCGCCGTTGGTGCCCTCGCCGCTTGCTACTTCGTTCTCGTCCCCGTCAAGTACACGCCAGACGCCCGCCTCGGACTCGACCTCTAGATACCCGACGATCTCGTTCCCGAGATACACGTCTGCCCGCGACGGCATCATGTCTGCAACGCGGTCATAGGCGATCTCGAAAAGACGGTCCTCGTCGACCTCACCGGACTCCTCGTCGACAAACTGTTTCGCCCATTCGTTACCGTCGGCGATCTCGTCACGAATATACTCAACCTCGGCGGCAATGCTGTCTTCGTCAGGCGCACGCGTCTCGTACTGCGTGATCTGCACATCCTCGTCCCAAGTCGGCAAGCGCTGCTCGCCGTCGGTCAGCACGGTCTCCTCGATGACGAACGTACCGCGCGCGGTCGAGCGCAGCAGGTCCATGACGCGGCCCTTCTCGATCTTGGCGGACTGTGTGATTGTACGGGATTCGTAGCCTTCACGTGGCGCAGTTGAGAGCGCCTCGAACTCGCCCTTCTCGTTGACCAGGCCGTAGACCGTACGCTCTTTCGTGCGCTCGATCATCGCCTCGATACTGTCAAGCCCTTCGGCCAAGCCAGACCATTCGTACTCTTCCGCCTTGAACTCGCCTTTCTTGATGAACTGCTCGATCTGCGCACGATACTGCGCAACGGTCCCGGTGGCGTTGAGCTTTTGATCGAGGAAGCGGTACATCTTACTGAAGAAACCACCGTCCGCGAAGCCCGCATACACGCCCGCTTCGTCGAGCTGGTAATACACATTCGGCTCCTCAGCGGTGAAGTCCTGGCGGTTCTGGTACTGAACAACTTCCACGATGTCGCCGTTCGGTAAGGTCGCGACCGCGCCGTCGTATCCCGCGGCGATTGCCTTCTCGGTAAACTCCTGAGCAAAGGCATCGCTCATTTGCTTCGACCCGCTCCATTGCGGCTCTGCCACGACGCCGAGTTTGCGCGCCGCTTTGGCGATGTTCTTCACGTAGTTACCGTCGCGAACCACCGTCAGCGGATTGCGCAACGTGAGCTTGATCGGGTTGACATTCTCCCCGTAGCCGCGCGCGACGTTGCGCGACGGGCTGGCGTACTGCCCTTGGCCGAGGTTACCGGCGTCGGTGCGCCCGCCTGCGGCGCGACGTCCTTGGAACAACTGCATCTCTTGCCCGCCGATCATCGACGTACCGATATCCTGCAGATACTCTGCGGGTTTACCGCTGTTCGCGCCGCCGAGGAACCCGTCCTCGCTTGCCCACTCCGGTAGCAGCCCGATCTTCTGCGGAGCATACTCAGTATCCGCAGCCGAAGCGGTACGGTTGCGCGTCGCGAACGGACCGTAGTTGACCCAGCTATTCTGACCGCGAGTCTCTGTCGTCATTGCACGGCGCGCGAGCGGTGAATACATGGCAGCGTGACTCTGCCATGCATTCTCTTCGCCCATCGCCCGGAATCCGTTGCCGTCCTTGATGTGCCCGAAATAGTCGTGCACGATGCGGAACACGTCGTTGACGCGCAGTCGACGACCATTGATGTACTCGTCAGTGAAGTCGAGGAGTGGATTGCCTGAGATATTCACATCCAGCGACGATGCGCCGCCGAACCCACCATCGGTCGGGAACACCCATAGATGGTTATTTTCCACAACGTCCAGGATAGCCAGCCGCGGGCTCGCCGCGTACGGATCATCTCCTTCGATAAACTCGATCTGCAAACCGGTCTCTTTGATTGCCTGGTACTGGGCAAGCGTCTGGTCGATCATCTCGCGGTACGCCTGTGCGACCAGCGGATCGTCAGGGTTGTGCTCCATCTCGTCGAACGCAATCGCGATGCGGGCGGCGCGCTCAGGGTCGACCGCCGCGTACTCCTGCGGTGGCTCGTACACGAGCCCAGCCCGATGCATATACGCCTCCGCCGCGGCGCGCGCAGGTGCGAACGGGCCGAACGCTACCTGACCACGACCCGGGACGGTGACTGGTCCGGGGGCCCCTCGAAGAGGCTCAAGATTCGGCCCTGCCGGAGCTTCCAATACTCCAGCGCCTCCAGGTACGTTTCGTCGTCCGAGAAGTCTTGCGGCCGCGGTTTGGAACGGCGAAGCAGTTGCGTCTCCTTCATTGGTAGCCTCCTGTAGTACCAGGTTCTCGAAGCTGACTACCACGTCCCGCCCTGGCTGGGGCGTGGTCACATAACCGAGGTAGCCAGCTTCTTTAATCAGCCACTCGCGGGCTGAAACCCAATCCATGCCGCGTTCCTGGGCAGTGATGCTGGCCGCAGCGGTTAAGTTCATCGGGTCTGCGTCAAGATCGTACAACCGATCCGCAGGCACCCGCGTCGTGTAAGCGACGTCGCCTAATTGCGCTTCCTTGCCGCCCTTGTCAAGATAGAAATACGTGCGGCCAGGCGCAACGCCGACACGGTTACGTTCGCCGCGCGTCAGAGCCACACCGGTTGCGCCCCACTTGTTGACGTCGCTCGCGGTTAGGCCCTTTGCACCGGAGAAGTGTACAAGCTCAACCGTACCGTCGGTCGCAACCGGCGCGCCGCGCAACGTGCGTTGCATGTAGGTGCCAGGTTGCGCGATGTTCTCCGCGCGAATATCCGGCGCGCTGCGTGCATAGTACGCGGCGATGTCTTCGCCTCGACGGGTCGCACGGGCCGCAAAGAAGTTTGCGGTCAGGCGCGCGTATGCGCGGCCTACTGCCGGTGTGTATTGCTGCGTCGTGCTAAGCCGATTGAAGATGTCGGTCTCGACCGCGCTGCGGGCAGTCTCGAAGTTCGAGTCGGTGTTCGTCGAGCGGATGATCTGCTCGACCTCCTCCCGTAGACGGTCGCCCTCGGACGCCATGAACTCTTCCGCCTCGTACTTGCTGAAGCTGTCAGGCGTGCGGCGCACGTGCTCGTTCAAGCTCTTTGCCAGGCCAAGACCCGTGATGTCGGTCATGTACTCCGCGACGGGAATCTTGACGACCGTGCCGTTCTCCAACGCTTCGTCGATCTGACTGTCAAACGTCGGTGATGCCTCCCGCAAGGCGGGAATGTCAAACCCTGCTTGCTGCAGCGACTTGGGATCGACGTAGATGTCCTCGACGCCTGCGCGGGCGGCGACGTCTGCAGTAAACGAACGGAACGTGCTCGCGTCGCGGCGCAGCGCCTGCGAGCCCTCTGCAATCGTCGAGACTGCATCGAGCTGGTCAGCGAACTGCTGGGCGTCCACGACTTTCTGCCGTGATTCCGTCGTACGCTTTTCGATCCGCTGCAGGCCCGTGTCGATGGACGCAATCGTCGTCCCGAGACCAAAGCCGCCGATCATCGCAGGCAGAACGCCTTCCGTAACGTCCTGCTCTGGATTGTAGGTCTGTTGTTCTAAGACGTTCGGGAACAGCGATTGTCCCGCCTCAGTACCTGCCTCGGTCAGCCCGCGGCTCAGAATACCTGTCAGACCGGTGCGGCCGTTGCTGAGCTGGTCAAAACCGTACCGCTCCAGCAATCCGTTCACAACGCCGGTCAAGCCAACGACTGCACGGAACTCGCTGTCTGGTATCTTCACACCGGTGCGGCGTTCAAAGTCTGCGGCGTCTGCCGCCTGTGAGGCGGCTTCGAGCGTCCCGATTGCTTTCAGGCTACCGCCGGTGGCCCAGGTTACCGCGAGCGACGGTGCGGCCAGGCCAATATAATTCAGCAGCGCGCTCGGGCGGTCGATCAATTCCTGCAGGCCAGAGGCATCGCCTTCGAGCGCGGAGCCTAGTGCACGGTTGCCGAGCTCGACATCCTGCGCGACTTGGCGCAGATACGGATCGTTCTGCGTGGCAGACGTCTGAATCTCTCCGATCTTCTGCGACACGCCTGCGCTACCGCGGTAGCTCTCGGCTGCAACAGTAATCGGTTTCTGCCCTGGGATGCGCAAGGTGAGCTGCCCAGTCGTGGCCAGATCGGCGGCCTGGCGGAACGGACTGTCTTCTGGTAACATGCGGGCTGCCGTCTCAGGGATTGCAGCTACGGCGCGCGCGACTCCTGCTGTGCCGATCTCAATCGGCGCAAGCGTCTTGCGTAACGCGTTCTCGAACGAGCCGATCTGATCCAGCTCGTCACGCCAAATCTCCATGACTTCGGGATCGCTGACATACTTCGCCACGCCGGGAGACATTGCCTCTAGCCGCTCAGGGTCGAACAACCGGGTTTCGAGAATCTGCTTGGCTTCCGTCGGGCGGTCTGCAATAGCCCGCGCAGGGACGCCGAGTTGGCGAGCGATCTCCAGGTTCACCGCCGCCTGTTCAGGGTCAGTGCCGGTGGCTTGGATAAAATTCTGTTTGATGCGAAGCTGGCGGGACTGCGGGGTCTCTGGCGCCAGGAACGCGAGCTCACGCACTGCGCCGAGAATCGGCACTTCCTGGAACACGTCACGCGGGGCGCTCACGCCCGTGTCGGATTCAGGGGCGTAGTCGCTCGAAGGAGTTTCCATGCTTACTTGCTCTCTTTGGGTTTCGTCTGCGCGCTGGCTTCTCTTATCTTACGATTCCGCGTCAGCTCAGTCAACCGATAGAACTCAACGAGCTCACTATTATCCATCGGCTCTCGCCCATACTCTTGCGTGAACACGCGTTCAACATTCTTTCGCTGCTGCGGCGGAATCTGGTAGAAGCTGTTGAACTTCAGCACCGGTAGCATACGCCCGTTGGCCTGAATCTGCTCGAACGAGATTTCTTTAGCGACCTTACGCATCTCCGCAAAGTTGAGCTTGCGACCGGTAGATTTCTGAGCGCTCAGAATCACGTCTGTAAACAGCGCTCGCTGGCGGCCGATCTCAGCGAGGTCATCGTCGTCTTTGCTCTTGACGTCGTACCCGAACAACGTGAGCTGTTCGTTCACGACGTTCGTCATGACCGTGCGGTCAATGTCGTCGCTGTTTGCAGCGATCTCATCGAGCTTGCGCATATCAGGCTGAGAAATGTACTGGCCATACAGCACCTTCTGTGAGGCGCTCAACGCCGCCCATTCCGCCGGGTTCTGTAGGAAGGTGTCGTAGACCCGGTAGTCCGTCTCGTTATTGGTTGCCGCGCTACGGACAGTGTTGATCTTGTCTGGCGGAATTTGCGCCTTGAGGTCCGTCGGGACTTCCGCCCAGCTCTGGCCGCTTTGCATCAGCTCAATCGCTTGCGCCATCGCGTCGTTCTGCTGCGTCTCGACCTGCTTCTTGACGTCGCCGTATTGTTTACGGAATAGCTCCTCGGCATAAGCCTGCTGCGTCGGGTTACCGGCCGTCTGCTCGCGGATACGGGCCAGGCCCTCGTCTAAGGTCGGCATCGGAGCGCGACCCCCGCCGGTGTTGAGCAGACGCATGTTCTTCTGCACGTAGTTGCGGGTCTCTTCAGGCACCAGGTCGATCCAGGCCTTACCTTCCTTCTCAGCAAGCGCCAGCTTATCGTCGAAATTACCTGGGCCGTGGTTGTACGCGGCCCATGCCTTCGCTGGATCGTTGTCATACCGCTTCAGCATGGCTACCCAGTAGTCGCGCCCTACACGGTTGCGCTCCTCGACACTGTTGTCGCGGGCGGGGGTGACGCCGAAGCCGGGGTCCTTCTGGGTGGACGGCATGGTCTGCATTGCCGCTTCTGCCCGTTCGCCTGTGCTGTTTACAGGGCCGAGCAGGATGTTGCCGTTGCTGTCGTAATTCCGATTACCTGACTCGGTCTGCGCGGTGATCGAGAGGGCCTTTTCTACAATGTCCGGGTCAATGTTCAGCATGCGGTCGACGCTGTCCGGCATGACATTGCGAACCAAGCTATTCGCCACACCGGTGGAGATGCTCTGAGCCGCGCGTTTGTTCATTGCGTCTTGCAGTGACAGCCCGACCTCCAGCGCGTCGGCCGGGTCCATGTGCTCTGGCGTCCCGAACTTCTTGAAGTATTCGTCGGCAAAAGCCACGTCGCCCGCAGGGTCCTTCAGCTCTGTCATCAGCAGCGCCTTGTGCGCCTTGCTCGCAGCGTCACGTGCCTTGAGTGTCGCGCCTGCCGCATCGCCGTTGATCGTGAACTCCGTGTCGTAGGCTGCCTGACGTATGGCCGCTTCGTTCGCTGCGACACTGTTAAGGTCGCGCCGGTTCAAGATCATGTTGTCGACGCCGAGCTGCATCGTTGTGTTGTTTACAGAGGCTGCGTAACCCTTGTACTGCTCCGCCTCGTACTTCATCAGGTTCTTCGTAAAATCAGTGCGGAGATTACCCGCCGCCTGGCGGAACAGCTCACGTTGCTCGTCGTTACCGAGTGACTGGGCAATCGTGTCAAACTCCTGATCAAACTTTGAGCCGTATTCGCCGGTTAGCGGCTTGCCACCGGGACGTGACAAAGCCTCAGAACCTTTCAAGTTCGCGTAGCCCTCGCGAGGGTCAACCGACAATCGCTGGGCCGCGATCTGTAATTGGTTGTAGGCATCTTGCGCGCGCAGCTTGTTGGCCTGCTCGAACTCGGCCGAGACCGTCTGGCCTGCGCGTTGCAGGCTGACGCCTGCCTCTTGCATTTGTCGCCCGCTGAACGCTGCGGCGCTCGCTGTCTCTGGGTTGCGGATTAGATTGGCCGGTGCGATATTCGCAGTGACCTGAAAATTATCGTATGTTGGAACGCGAGGCATTAGTAGCGTCCTCCCCCGAGCCAGGCGGGACGGACCTGCCCTGTGCTAGTCCACGGTAGCTCGTTCGTGCGGCGCGACGCCTTTGGCGTGTTCCGGTCGCGAGTATCGCGCGAGCCTTGCTTGTCCGAGAACTGCCCTGCCGAAGTCAGCAGCGAGGTCGCCGCGTTCATGAACGGACTAATGCCCTTCGCCTGAGCGCGCGCCGTGCGCGCGGCGTTTGACTGGTTCGTCGCCTCGGTGCGGTAGCCCCAGGCTTGACGGCTGGCGCTGAGCAGGGCTTCCGTCGCGTCGCTCTCCGCCAATACGTCCGAGGACGTCATGACGTTCACAACAGACTCTGAACCGAGGTCAATGTTCCCGGCGGCGTAGCCCGTGCGTTGCTTCTCTTTGATCTGCATCGCATTGAGCTTGACACGCTGAAAGTCCCGCTCTCCGGCTTGCAGCGCCGATTGAGCACTGCGTTCCAGGAGACGAGCGTTCATGTCCGCCGTGGTGGCCTGGCCGCGTAGGTACTGTTGCGTGCTGCGGGCCTCGTAGTACGAGCCCACCGCGTTCATCCCTGCGCCTGCGGCCTGCATCTGAGGTCCGAAAGAACCGACGTTACACATCGTTGAAAACCTTCTCTAGAGATGTCGATGTTTTACTATACCCCATCCGTTCGTACAATTCTACGGCGGAGTTGTTCTCGATACCTGTGCTGACCCCGACGACAAGCCGGGTCAGACCGCGCGCCTGGGCCCAAGCCTCAAGCGCCTTGATCAACAGATAGCCTGCGCGGCTGCGCTTCCGGTGGTCAGGGTGCACGTAGACGGTCATCTCCATCGCATAGGAGGCGTTGCTGAAGAAATAGCCTTGCTCGATCACGCCAGCAAAGCCGATTAGCTGCCCGTCCTGCTCCGCAAGGAACAGATCGGCGTCTGAGCCCTCGATCATGCGCAAGATGGACTCGGCCGTGCGGCGGTCATCGAACGGCACACCGCGGTAGCTAGGGGCCTCTTCGTGCATGCGCAACCCGAGGCTCAAGACCGAGGCCGTGTCAAGCCGATTTGCGATGCGTATCTTAACCGCCAATGGATACCTCCGCAGTCATCGAGACAAGCGTCAACGGCAGTGGGTCTTTCTGTCGCAGGCAGACCTGCCCGTACTGGGCCCAGGTCGGTGTCAATACAATCTCGATCTCCTCGCTCTTTAAGCTAGGCGGCGAGCCGTACGGCTCAGTGGTTCGTTGCTTCGCCTCCTTGAGGTCAGCATCGTCGAACGTCGGACCTGCGAAGATACCGCTTGACTCTTCGACTTTAAGCAGCACCCGATTGACGTTTTTCGTCAGGCCTTGGGCGTACGCAACAACCGGTAGGTAGACCGGTAGCGTCTGCACATCTGCTTCAATCGGCAACCCTACATGCACAACGCTGGCAGGCTGATCAAGCACAACCGTGCCGTCGTTCGCTACCGTGAGCTGCCGGTGGACGCAGCCGTCGGCGAGGATGTTTACGGTCTCTCCGACCAGGTGGGTCAACCCACTGATCGTGGTCGCGGGTGCGCCATTGTAGGTCAAGCCGCAATCCACGAAGAACGCGTCCTGCAACGTGGCGAAACGGCGGTCCCGTAACGTCTCAATGTAGCGCACGACCTCACCGTCGATCTCGCGACGGACAACCAAGTACAGTACGTCGTCGCGGCCTTCTGCCACAGCACATACCGACTCAATGCTGCTCTTACCTGCGAGCGTGTAGCTGTCGTGGCGGTGCCACGAAGCCACTTGCTGCTCCGGCATGTAGGTCAAGCCGAGCAGACCGCCATTGGACGACGTGACCCACAAGATCGGGTACGGGGCTTTGCTCGCGGCCGAGCTCGTGATGTCAAAGTCTTCGAACAGATGCGTCGCACGCACTGAAAGATCACCAGTGATGTAGCCGCCGTCGTCGTTCGAGAAGCCCATCTCCCGGACGTGCCCGCCGCGTGCCGCCACATACAGCACGTTGTTGTTGAACACTTGCGGCCGTACGTTCGACGCCCCTACATACGCCTGCGGGCGTACAGAGATCGAGGTCGGGGTCAGTTCGTCCGTGTTCACGGAGGTCACCCGCCACTCGGCGGACGAGGTCAGCACCAACAGGCTGCCCATGGGTACGAGATGGCGAATGGCGTTGTTGTCACGTGCCGCGATACGGAACGCAATCCCGTCCGAATCCCGAGACGGGATCGAGTAGGACAGGTTGCTTTCAGTCCCGCTGCGTGTGAACCACAGATTCTGAAGCTGGGCGATAGTACCGCCGAACACCTTGCGTTGCTCGAAGTAGGTCACGGCTTGCGGATAGTTGTTGGCGGACACAAACGGGTTGCGTTGGATCGGCGGCGTGCGTGCAACGTCCGACTCGATATTCTCGTCGACAAACGAGAGCGCGTCGGTCTGGCCGATATATCCGTACAGTCCATTGCTTTGCTTGTACACATTGTACCGCGCCGCACCGGTTACGGCGGTCCAGGACACGGTGTTTTTATTGCCCGACGTCAGCAAGTTGTTATTCACGCTGGCGTCGGCCGAGGGGAGGCTTTCCTCCAACCCGGTGTCGTTCACCGCGCTGACGCGGTAACGGTATGTCGTAGTGCCTGTGCCGGTTGTCGCGACTGCGGTGACTCCAGTAGGCGCAGCCAGCTCCGAGACGAAGACCTCAGGGGTCAACGTCCAGTTGGTCGCACCGAGGCGCTTGAGCTGCCGCGGTGCGTAGTTCGGGTGCGTGATCGAGATCACGTCTTGCGACTGCTCGAAGTGCAGGTCGAACAGGTGCACCTCCGCGTATGGGCTGGGGATTTCGTAGATGCCTGCGGGCATGGCATACCAGAAGCTCGCGTTCGGCGGAGCCTGATTGGTATGCGCCGCAATGCAGTAGTAATTTACTCCGCCCGAGCTGACGAGGCTGCCGATCACGTACGGTGTCGAGTTGCTCCAAGCGGCGGGCGTGCCTGGCCCGAGCGTTGCGCCTTGCGTGTGGAAGCGTACATACCCATCGCCGAACTCAAGTGCGGCGGTCTGTTCGTTCGAGAAGGTGAACGGAATCATGAAGGCCTTGCGGTCATTGTACTTGCAGGCGCGCACAAAGCGCGTCCCCGCGCGATTAGCTGCCGGGCCGTGTGGTTTGATGATGACGTTGCGCGCAGTGGCGAGGCCGGTTTGGTACTTGACGTCCTCGACCTGGCCGAAGAACTCAGGGCTCACCTCGCCGCCCGCGAACGAGCGGTACAGCGTAAAGGTTTTTGTCATCGGTTGGCCATCCACGGTACGGAGTGCTTGACTTTCTGGAACTGCTGATTTGCGTCAGAGCGAGCCGCTGTGTTCATCAAGCTCATAGCGACCTGCAGGCAGTTCTTGGCTTCTGCGCGCCCGGCGTCGCCTTTGATAACCGGGCCTGCGAGATACCCTGCTAGATACCAACTAAGCGTATCGACGAACAGCGGGCTGAATTTCGTGGGGTCGATCACGCGGACCGTGTACCGGCCAACCGCGTCAGGTTCGTTGGTCACGATCACTTCTGTGCCGTCGTCCAACGTTTCTAGCGCGAATGGACGCGGAGTGTGCTGCGTGTAGGTGTCGAGGTCAGTGTAGCTACTTTGCGAGCCGTAGTCGAACGTGCTGGAGTACGCGGCGGTGTAGTCGTCGTTTGCAGTAGCAGGAAGCACGGCGAACACGCGCAGTGCGTTCAGTGGTCGACGGTAGGTGTAGAGCCAACCGTTCGTCGGAACGGCACTCATAAGCACAAGCGGCGAACGCCGTGTGCAGAAATTCCAGTCATGCTGCTCTAGCAGTGAGTCGCGTGCAATCGGATACCAGCGGGCGCAATGATCGGCCTGCGCGCTGCCCTCCGGTGGGTCAATGCTTGCCAACGTGGCGGCATCGCCGAGATGTGCCAGTGCCAGGTTGCAGATGTCGACTTCTGATGCCACGATGCACCTCTATGAAAAAGACGGGAGAGAACCAGAGCCCCCTCCCGCGAGTTGGCAAACCACGTAATTACTTAGGCCAGGTCTTCGTCTTCGTTTTCCTGGTTGGTCAGAGCAGCAGCAAGGTCTTTCTTGCTGGTGTTCTTGTCGAACTTGATGCCTTTGTTCTGCGCCATGATGCGCAGCTCCGCAATCGGCAGTTCGATCAGTTTCGATTGGCTTTTGTCGGCTGCGGCTTTCGCATGCAGCGGCTCCAACCACGAACCCTTCATGCCTTCTGGGCCGTCGAACACGTCGCCGGGGTTCAGAATCTGGTTGAAGTAGCCTTTAGCGGTGGCGATGTACTGTGCCATGTTAGTCTCTCCGTGAGTAGGTTGGGTAGAAAGGGCCCCAGGTCACCCCAGGGCCCTATCCGTTAGAAGCGCTTCGCGTAGTAACGCTGAGCATCAACGTCGTTCGTCAAGAACGTGTCGAATTGACCGGCGGTCAGCGGGCCGCTTGCTACGGTGTAGCGTACACCGAGGAAGCGCTCGTAGTTGCCGTTCGGCAGCTTGATTACCGCCAGCGTGCTGCCAGCAGGAGCGAAAGCCGCGAAGGCCAGCGCGCCAGTGCTGAAGTGCACGGTCGGCGAGGTTGCGAGGTTGGCAGTCGAGTCGGACTCCAGGGTCACGGTCAGCGTAGCATCGCTGCCCGTATCCGTAGCGGCTACGACCGTGCGAACCACCAGATAAACATCAGTGCCGGTGCCAACGTCTTGGATTGCGTTAGGGCCGCCTACCGAGTTCAGGTCGATCACGTTCTCGGAGATCGCAGTGCTGGTTACAGCCTGCGAGTTCGAGAACTCTTCCATCGAATTAACGTACATAGTCTTGTCTCCTTGAGAGTAGATTGTAGATCGTGTTCTCGGGGGCGGTTTTTACGCCGCCCCCTCAACCACGGAGGTTACACGACGCGAGCCTCGGTATTGAGAATCACATCTACGGTGCGGACCGGTACGCCCTGAACCATCAGGGTGCCGTTGCCTACCGAGCCAGGGCCTACGCGACCGAATTGGTCTACGCTGTCCTTGATCGACAGTACGCCGCTGCTGCGATCCATCGCCATCACCGAGAGCATCTCTTTCACGGTGCGGTTGGCGTAGAACACCGGGGTGCCTTGGCCAATCGACGGAATGCGCGCGAAGGCCTTGATCATCATCTTGATCAGGTTCGTTGCGGCCGTCTGGGCTTGGGTGCCGGTTTGAGCCAGCAGGTCCGACACGTCTACGTTCGCGATGCGAACGATGTAGCGCCAGTCGCGTACGGAGATACCGCACTTCCACTGCCAACGCTCCATGTAAGCGCGGTAACGGTTGCCGTTGGCATCCAGCGCGTCGTCCAGGCCCAGGTCCTCGTGTACCAGACCGGCTTGCGACCCTTTCGGGTAGATGCCGTGTACGGTGTTCGGACCCCATACAACCAACCACACCGAGGTGTTGTCAGTGCTGGTGCCGCCTGCATCCAGTACGTTCGAGCCGTTGCCTGCGCTCAGCGAGCTGAAGCGCGGGGTCAGACCGGTGAAGCGCTCGGGGTTCAAGGAGGCGTCGCCGTAGAAGAGGGCTTCCGCCATCGTCTGATTCAGCGATTCCAGGAACGCAGGGGCTTCCGACATACGGTAAGCGTTAGCGTTGCCGCCAAGCTCTGCGATGTCTTTGTCGATCTCTGCGCGGGTCTCCAGCATGCCGCAGGTGTCGTCAACGGTTGCACGCAGCGACTTGCTGGCGGGCACCCCTTGATACAGCTTGCGCCAGATCGAGGTCGGCAGACCGGTGCGGATTACCGAACGGTGACCGGTGGTGAGGTTACCCTCGATCCACGGCATGTCCGTCAGGATTTCGTTGTATTGGCTGAGCAGTTCGGCCACGGTGGCAATACGGCCATCCGGGTCAGTTGCTTTTGCCACGTCGAGCAGGCTTACAGCGCCAGCTTTGGTAGGAAGAGTAGCCATGAGTGATAACTCCTAAAAAGTGTTACTTTGTTTTGGTGTTGTTGTAGAGGATTTGCGCAGCATCCTTTTGGGTGCCAGGCCCTTCCCCGCCAACGAAACCGTCTTCGCTGAGACGCAGACCGATCTGGTGGAAGAACTTCACAACCGCGGGGTGGTTACCCAGGCCCATGCCGTGAGGGTTTTCCTTCGGATCGAACCGATTCAACATCGCTTTGATCTCGGGCGTCGCAAAGGTTTCTACTGCCTTTGCGGCTACCGCCAGGTTCTTCGGCAAATTATCGCCGCCGAACTCGGGGTCGCTCTTGATCTCTTGCTCCCAGGTGTCCGCCTGTTTCTGGATAAGCGCGATCTGCTCATCGAGAACGGACTGGACTGCTTTGTGCCCGAGTTCGACAAGCTGTTGAGCTGTCTCTTTCGGTAACTTTGCTTCCGCTGCAATCGCCTTCAGATCGACCAACATCGGGTCCGTAGGCTCAAGGCCTTCGGGGAGTGCTAGATCGTCGTAGCTGATCACCTCGGGTGCAGGATCAGCCTTCGGGACGTCATCTGCTTTCGGTGCATCGGCTGGCGGTGCGGCGTCCTCTGCCTTCGGCGCAGCCGGAGCTGCGGGTTGGGCGTCGGCCGGGGGTTGTTGAGTCAGTACAGTGTCCAAAGCCGGAGCACTGGTTGGTGCCTGGTCTCCGCCGTTACTCGGTGCGGCGGAGTCGTTCAGCGATTCGGTTGTCATAATCTATTTTCTCCGTTGTCATTTCTACATAGCGCTCTGGGCAGAGACTCTGAATCTCCGCGAAGAACCTCTGTCCAATGCTCATGGCCCCGCAACGGAAGTCAGTAAGCGAGCTGCCTGCGTACGGGTTTCTGAACACGCCTGAGATTTCGAGCAGACGCCACATGATGCGACGGCCTCTCTTATCACTCATGAGCCATTTGATGTCGTCAGCCTCGCGGCGAGCCAGATCGGCCGCGATCTCCGCAGTAAGGAGATCGGTTGCGTCCACTGCCTGAATGTCTGTCGGATCGTAACTCACGCTCCTATTGTACAGGATCGAGTTGTAGTTATCCAAGCAGTATTTTACAGAATTGTTTTGGGTATTAGCGACGACGGCGACGGAAGGTGATTACGTCGAACGCGGCAAGTGCAGTTGCGCCAGTAGCCTGGGCCGCTAGAGTAAGTGCGCCGAGTGTCACATTCAACGTGGCGTTGCTACTGAGGGCGGCGAGCGCGCCAGCAGCCACCAAGCTTGCGTTGTCTAACGTGCGGGTGAGCGCGGCCGTTAGGGAGGCACGAGCAGGAGCGCTCAACGTCAGCGCGCCGAGAGTCGCGCTAAGAACGGCTGTTGTGACAAGACCGCCTTGCCCTGCAGCCAACATCTGCCCGAGCGTGTTCGCGCCTGTGGCCCGAATCGCAATTGCAGAAGACGACCCTAGAGCCACCGCACCGAGAGTCGCGACAGTAATCGCGGCAATCTGCATGCGCCCAGTAGCAGTCGATGTCATAGCGCCAAGGGTAGCGGACAGCGTACCGCTTATATCCCCGGTTGGAGGAGGTGTTGGTTCCCCAAACCACTCGTTGTTGAATACCGTCTGCGCTGGCGATGGCAACCAGTCTGGGCGGCGCGAGCTGGTAGTCTGCCCACGGTAAAGCATACTACGCCTGAATCATCGCGATGGAGCCAATTAAGGAACCGGAAGATGTGGTGCCAGGAAACACAACGATTTGCAGGCAGGCGTCATTTGAAATGTTCGGGAGACCAAGCTGTTGCCAGTCATACACCACGCCGCTGTTTGCAAGGCCGAGGCTCATGGATGTGTAGCCGCGCGTTGCCGTTACTCCGAAGCTGCCCGCAACGCCGGTGCTGGCGCTGAGCTGCACGTTCTCAACGCTTTTGATGAACTCGCCACCCGCGCCGATGATCGGTAGCATACGGGCCGCGCGCGTCGTGCTACCAACGGCCACAGTGGTAGTGCGGTTGGGTGTGCCTGCGGCGTTAGTGTAGGTGACGGTGGCGGTGACTGCCGTTGCCCCGGTGTCAGCGTACCATTCGAGCCACCACTGCACGTCGGTGTATGCCGGGTCGCCAAGGCGGTCTTGGTTGACCACGTTGGCCATGTCGATGAACACGTTCCAGTTGCTAGTTGCGTTGGCTGCAAGCGAGCCCATGCTAGCGAGACGGTCATGAATTTGGATGTCCGTTCCACTGTTCAAACTTATGGCGAACATGCGCGCCAGATAACTTTCAGCGGGAGCGGTTGGGTTGTTGAAGCTGAACGCGCCCACGTCATTCTTCGTGTGGTATTGCACGGGGCTTGTTGGTGGAATAGCACCCTGTCCCGGCGTGCCAGTTGCTCGCCACAGGGAGGTAGCGCCGCCTGGAAGCTGATTTGGGAGACTGTTCTTGTTGATATTTAGCCGCTGGTTTGTTTGAGCCAAACCCTGTGCAATAGCGTCTACGGTTGCAATTGGCATCTATGCCTCCACAAATTCTTGCGCGTAGAACGCACCGTTCACTTCGTACTGATAGGCCACGGCATCCTCGGTGACGATCTCACCGTCGGCGCTCACGCCTTGCACCGCAGTAATCTCGTGTAGCGTCTCGCCGTCGCCGAACGGTGGAAGAATTCGCACCTGTGTTCCTGGTTTGATCATGTGCGCGCCTTATGCGTTGCCGTCGGTCAGAGTAAACCCTGTGACCGTGAACGCCTGGCCTGCGGCGAACGAGGTGTTGTCTACGGTCATGTCGCCGCCTCCGCTCGTTGCAGTGATCGTGCCTTGCATGTGGCACGTCGTACCATCCGAAGCATAGAGCCGAAAATGACCAGCAGTACCTGCGGCATCTGCGCTAGTATCCTGCCAAGTGCCGCTTAGTGCCTTTGACCCGCCAGAAGCTGCGGCCATCCAGTCGGATGGCAAGTTGCAGGTTGCAAGCACCGTACCGGAGTCTGCGGCCGCTACGTTCGCGGGCACTGCACCGGTGCGGATGCGTAGAATCGCGCTCGTGCCAATAGTCGATTCGATGGCGTCGAGGCGAGCGTTACGCACCGCAGTGGAAAGTTGAATGGCCATCTCGTGTCCCCTTAGTTACAGCTTAGCGATTGCTGCCTTTTTATCGTCGATGATCTTACTCAGCTTGTCATGGGCGGCATCGAGTTCAGCGTACTCGCGCTTCTTCTCTTTGATGTTGCCCTCGACCGCGGCGAGCTGGTCCTTGGCTTTGCGTAGCGCCAGCTTGACGGCGGCTTCGTCTTGTTGCGTTTCGGCAACGGACTTCTCGATTTTCTCGATCTGCGCCGTTGCAAGCACATTCGCTTTCTCGATCTCGGCGGCGATAGCCTTTTTCGCGCGCTCGCGCTCCTGCTCTAGCGCCTGGATCATGTCGGCGTGAGCCGCCTTCGACGCATCAAGCGCAGCCTGGCTTTCGGCCAGTTGCTTTTGCAGGTATTTGGCGTGGCTGTCGAGCTGCTCCAGTGCTGCAATAGCCTCGGCCGCTTGCTCATAGCTGCGAAGTTCAGACAGGCGCTTGCTGATGAAGCCTTTTACGAGTTGAAGGTCCATTAGTTTGTCTCCTTGCCGCTCAGTAGCACGGCGATGTTTGCGGTTGCGGGCGTACCTGCGACAATCGGGCTGACCCAGAGCGGGCTCTCAAGCACGACTTCGAGTGCAGGCGCGGTTTTGGTGATCGCATTGGCTTGCGCATCAGTCAGCGGCAGCCAATGGTCGGGGTTCTCGACATCGGGGTCGGGCAGATTGCTGCCGCGCAACGTCACCGTCGCGCCGGTGCCAAAGTCGCCGTGGATGTGCACGGTCTTGTCAGCGTACTGCGAGAACGCAAAACGTTCGCCGACGTCGCCTTGCGACATGTCAAACCAACCGCGGGCCACCACGGCTGAGTTCTTGGTAGTGATCGGGGTCATTGAGATCGTAGCCATGTGCGGTCCTTACGTTGTATATCCTGAGAAGTTACGAATCACGTCCGTCAACGCGTTCTCCGCGCCACCGGTGGGTGTGTTGCCAAGAGCCTGTACCGTCTTTGCCTGCTGCTCTGCGAGCGCCGCTTGTTGCGCTGCCATCTGCTGCTGTGCGCGGCCTTGGCGTATTGTACCGACTTCCTCGTCGGTGCGCAACAGGTTCGGATCGACGCCAAGCATGTCGGCATAGTCGTCGGCCCAGCGATCTTCGTCGAAGTTGTCGAGCACCTCGGGTTTGCCGAGCTGAGCCACGGCCCCGAGCGACATGACGAAGCGGTCCACCGAACTGGTGGCCACGGCGCGTTGTGCCTGGGCGAGCATGGACACGAACTCAACCTTGAGCTCCATATCCTGCAACTCCTCGGGCGGCTGTGGTACCCGCCCGGCGCGAACCATCGCGTCCCAGGTGATCTCGATCAACGGATCGAGCAGCTCGTTGTGCAGCCGCTCAAGTACCGGACCGATCATCAACAGCTTTTCCTCATGCAGCTCGGCGACTTCCGTGGCCGTGGTGCCTGAGCGCCGATTGTCGGCGATCATGAGGAACATATCCGTGAAGAATGTCTGCTGGATGCGCTGGCGCGTATCCTGGATGTCAAGCAGCAGATGCTGCAGGTTCATGTTTACCTGGAACGCGGGGCGTACTTCACCGTCGCCGAAGCTCACGCCGCCCGGTAACCGTTGCACGCCTTGGTTCTTCATGCTGAGTGGGGCGCTGAGCGGTACGCGAACCATGTAATCGACGGCCTCGGCCTTACGGACCTGCATGTGCTGCAGTGACTTCACGTCACCAAGCGCCTCGTGACCTGGGCCGGTGCCCATCACGTCGTTGCTGAGTACCGACCAGCGTGGCGCGAGCACGCGGAACAGGCGATGCCCAGACTGGCGCAGGAACTTGTTGCGGTTGTTGCCCTTCTCGAAGTAGCAGGACGACCACGCCATGTTGCGATTGTCGCTCTTGCTTGGGTCCCGGTACTGGTTCGGCTCGATCATGTGGATGATCGTGAACCAGGCATCGACCTGGCCTTTGTCGTACAGGTTTTGGATGGTCAGGCTGCAGTTCTCATAGCCAAACTCACCGACGATCTGACCGACGGTCATGTCGAACTCGCGGGCCAGCGTGTTGACGACGCCGCGAGCATCGGTGGCCAGGCGATACTCGCCGTAGGTGAGCGGGTGGATGCGGATCAGATCATCATAATCGTCGAGCACGATAGCAGCGGCCGTGCCATATGCGCCGAGTTCTTCGTACATTACGTGCAGAGCGCGATAGGTGTTGGAGCGCTGGAACACGCTGCGCATGATGTCGCTCGACTGGCTGAGCCAGCGCTTAACGGAATCGAGGCGCATCAGCTCTTGGTCTTCCACCGCCAGACGGAACCACGGACGTGCCGGGCTGGTTGCCCCACCCATGAGACCCGCACCAAGCGTGCGTAGGCTGCGCGTTGCGGTGTTGTCGTAGATGTTGTTGGTCTTGCGATGGCCTTTGTTGCGGTCCGAGGTCAGGAACCGGCCTGAGTGCGGGAGCAGATACGCGCTGATGTCCATCGCTGTGCGTCGCCAGCTCGAAAACTCAGTGTCAAGCTGCGTCCAACGGATCAGCTTGCGACGAATCTGCTCTTCGGTACTGAGTTTCTCTTTCATGCTACTGGCCCAAAAGCGTGTTGCGCATCAGTGGCAGCGCCGATTGGTCGATACCTGCCGATCCGGTCAGCAACGTCGAGCGGTTGCCTGTGCTTGCAGCCGCGAGGTTCGAAGACATCAGGCCGCCTACATCAGGTTTGCGTTGGTTCAGACGGTTGAAGTCCTGATCGGCTTTGGCTTGCGTCTCCGCCGCCGCTTTCTCGTTGGCGACACGCGCCTTCTTGGCTTCCTTGGCTTGTTGGCGTCCTGTGACCACGCTGGCCACAGCGCTGCCGAGTAACGCGCCGAGAATATCTCCGCCTCCAAAAGCTCCCATTTTAACCTCTCATGTCAAGTAGTAACCGCCCGCCGCCGACATCAACGAATCCGTGGCGACGGAACAGGTTGTTGAACAATTTCTCGTTGCGCTCGCCCATGCCGGACTCTGCGCCTGCGTAGACGTATCCGCAGTTTACACTACGGAGCTGAGCCAAAGCCGCTTCGAGCATCTGCCGAGCTGCGGGCGTACCGCGATGTTCGGGTGTCACGTAGAAAAGATCGAACGCCGTGCACGGCTCCGCCCAGAACGTGTTCCCTACGAACCCGAAGGTAAGTGCGTGTATGCGCAAGTTCTCGTCGAACCCGGCAACGCGCATGAAGTTACCAGCGGTGAACAACCGGGTGAGTGAGTCGCGCATCACGGCCCAATCAACCGGGTTTTTCTGCGCCTGATACGCCTCACGTGAGTAGAACGCCAGGCACTGCATCGCAGCGTCGACGTCATCCAGGTCAGGAGCACGGAACGTAAGAAGGGCCATTGCTATATTCTACAGCCCGCAAATGTGGATAGCAATCAGATATTCGATAAGGGATCGTAGTCACCCATAAGCTGCTGGTGTACGTTCTCCAGCGGATCATAGTTCCCTTCGGCCATGCGACGGCGGCGCTCCTCGACGCCTGGGATGTCGCTGACCTTCGGCGTATCCATCAGCGCTAGGAACAGCGCGGCCGCGTGGTCAGGCGAACGGCCAAGGCGTTTGATGATCTCTTCACGGCTCTCGACCTTGATGCCTCGGCCATGCGGCGACCAGCGAATCGCGCACAAGTCTGCCTTCAACTCGGCGCTGGGCGGGATCATGATCCCGGTATTATTGGCCGGATCGAATATCTCACGCGCCCACCAACCGAGTGCGCTACGCAAGTTGAAGAATGACAGCTTGCCGGTGCGGTCTTTGCGTTCTGTGGCCTGGCGCACGTCCACGCCCTGCACAGGTGCGTTGGCCTGGACTAGGAAGTCGTACGGCGATGCGCCCACGCCGATAATGTCGATGTGTTGGATTGCGCTATCACGTGCATTGGCCAACACTTGCGCGGCGACGCTAGGCCCGTCAGGCGTTTCCTTGCCAGGGTACACGAGCGCATGGTCGATCCACATGCCGTGGCGGCGATAGATGATCGTCTTGTCATCGCCACCGCGCGCCACGTCGATACCCATCGAATCCATTGGAGGCTTCGGGTACTGATCGACCCAGCGTGCCTGCGCGGCCTCGACCCATGCGGTCGGGATAAGCTGCCAAGCGTCGTCCTTCACACCGGCAAGGAAGTCACCGTTCAGCATTTGCGAGCGGAGGGGTTCGGGTAGTGCTTGAAGCGTGCTCATATAGCCACTCGCCATGTAGAAGGGGTTGTCGGATACTTTCGCGGGGATGAAGGTGCGTGATTTCGGTACGATGATCTGCTGCGGCGTGAACTCGCTCGGGTCGAAATCATAGACCCGCTCGTCACCGACGCGCACAAACGCGCGATTGTCTGGCACTTCAACGTCGGCACCGTTCTCGGTCGTGAACCAACGCAGCTCGCCATGTGCGGCGCGCTTTGGATGTGATGGATCAAGCCACGGCGCGAAGAACTTCAGCACCCAACGGCCCTCGACTGTGGTCGGCGGGTTGAAGGTCATCAGCACCTGGCATCGCACGTTCGGGTCGGCCGAGCGTAACCAACCCATCACGAAGCGCACCTGCGCCTCGCGCATCTCCGTTACCTCGTCGAACGCTTTCAGATCGTGCGGGCGGCCTTGCCAACGCCGCTCGTCACCTGGATCGTCGAGACCCGCGAACTCTAGAAGCGCGCCTTCCTCGTCCATGCGCCACACGCCCTTCTGGCTGTTGTAGCCTTGCGTGCCGTCCTTGATCTCCATCAGGCGCTGGATGATGCCCTCAGTCTGTGCCTTCTCTCGGCGCGCGATTAATGCGCGCTTGTGGCGCGTTAATGCTAAGCCACAGATGAGGTCCGTCTTACCGCCGCCTGCCGCCCCGCCATAGCCGATGATGTCGGCCTCGCTGTTGTAGGCCATCGTCTGTGGGCCTGGAAGCGGTTCCCAAACTGGGATCGGCGGCAGCAGTGATCCTACCCACGCACGTTCGTCTGGCGAGAGCACTGCGAGCTCCTCGGCCGTGAGGTTCGGTATCTGGTTCGCGCTAAGTGAGGTCAGAAGCGTCATACGGATCGTGGTTCAGTTTTGCCTGGGCCTTTTGTTTTAGCGCTGCTAGGCGCTTGGCTATCTCTTCAGGGGTCTGCGCGGCCGCGGGTGTCATGCTGCCGTCGGACGATTTATGGTCGAGCTCTTTCTTCTCTCCCCATTTCTTCGGGTTCCACTTCGCGAGCAGCTTCAAGCGCGTGTCGATGCGCAGGTTCGCGCGGCGAATGACTTCACCGTCCACGACGAGCTTACCGGTCTTCGGATCGACGCGCACTTCCGCGCCAGATTCGTCAGCAATATCAAGGCAATCCTGGGCAATGATCTCTTGTCCTATCTCTCTCGCGCGCTGGAAGCGTATGGCGAAGTCGTTGTCGTCATTGAGCCAGTCATATACACTTGCGAATATAGGCATATGATCATCACGGCATATAGCGCGAAGCGTTTCGCCTTCTGCGATACGACGCAGAATCTCATTAATGATCTCGGGAGATCGCCGTACTCCGTTTTGTCCGCCGCTAGGCATGCAGAACCTCCTGTAAGCTCCCATTATACTGCCGTTCACTATCGCTCGTCAACGACCGCGCAATACGCGCTAGCGCCACTCTACTTTAAGTTGAGCAGCAAAAAATTACACATATACGCAACAGTTATGTGTAATTTTTTACTGTTGCCTTTGTTGCCCTTCTTTTCCCTATATTATCCTGGAGTGCTTTTACTACCCCCTTTACCCCTTTTCCCAACATTTGTTGAAAAAGAAGGGCAACAAAGGCAACACGCGCTCAGCCGCGCTCACAGGGCCGCTCCGCGTAGCCGAAAAAAATTGCAAGTTCTGACATGAGCAACATCTTATATGTTAACGAGTAAAAAACTGCTAATTCGCAGTTTTTTACGTCTTACTCCATACTTTTCGTACCACGCCGTCGATTCGAGCGTCCGTCCGAGTGTAGCCGATCTTTTTCAGAATTTTAGAGATGCGCAACACTTCTGGGCGTTTTATGAATCTTTTTTCCACACCTATTGCGTGCACAGCCACCTCCAACGCTGTAACTCGACCCGGCAGATTGCCCTCCATATCAGGCGCGTTCAGCCACTGCTCGATTGCCTCTTGCCAGGCATCGTGCACCGCAAACTTTGCATGCTCTTTCTTTGCCAGGCGCTCCGCATCACGGAACATCACCCCATGCTTCTCGAACAGCACTTTACCCTCCGCCCATAGCATCGTGCGCGCCGCGGCGATCCCATCCGTATCAATATCGCCGACAACCACTGGCAGGAACCGACGCGCACCGGTTGGGTCATCGAGAATCTCGTCCTCGTTCGTCGTGCCAATAAACAGCAACCGGCGAGCCATCGTCGTCGCGCGTTCCTTATACTTCTCAACCCAGCTCTCATGACGCCGTGAGATGAACGCCTTGATGTGCTCCGCATCCCGGC